AGGGCGGCCCGCCCGAGCTCCCGGGTAGACCGCTCGAGGCCGCCGGCAACGGCGGCCCTAGAGGGATGGTCGCCGCCCCGGCCCGACCGGGGTACAGAATCCGGCTTACAGGCCAGCTCGTCCACCGCATAGCCATTGACCTGCGGCTATGTCATTCGACCACCTCCCCAGTCCGCACAGAGTCCGCAAGAAGAACCGCATCGACGGCGGCTCTCGTCCGGTCGTCGCTGTCCGGCCACAGGTGCGAGTAGGTGTCGAGCGTCTCCGCTGCGCTCGCGTGGCCGAGCCTCACCTGCACCGTCTTGACGCTCTCCCCGTGCCGGATCAGCAGGGAAGCGTAGAAATGCCGCAGTGCGTGGAAGCCGGTCCCCTGCGGCGCGCCGGTCGCCCTCACGGCGTCGCGCCACACCTCGCCGAAGCGAGTACGCCGGATCGGCGTCCCGGTCGAGCTCGTGAACACGAGGTCATCGGTCGGGAACGTGCCGAGGTGCAGCGCAAGTGCGTCGAGGACTACCTGCGGTAGCGGGATAGTCCGCACGCTCGCCGCCGTCTTCGGTGGACCGAGGTATGGATCACGGCCGGGTACGGTGACGAGCTGCCGATCCACGGTCAGTGTGCGGCGAAGGAAGTCGACCCGATCCACGGCAAGGCCGAGGCACTCCCCCTGTCGCATCCCGGTACCCGCCGCCAGTGTCACGAGCGCCCGGTACCGTCCCGGCATCGCGGCCTCGAGCTCGCGCACGGTTTCAACCGGCAACGGCTCGACGCGAGCCTTCGCCACCTTCGGCAGCCGCGTCCCCTCGCACGGGTTCGCCGTGATCCTCCGATCCCGCACTGCGGCCCGGAAGATGCCCGCGACGACCCCGTGCACGGTGCCCACGGTCGACGGCGCCAGTGTCGCCGTCATCCCCTTGACCCACGCCTGTACGTCGCTCGGCAGCACCGAGGACAGCGGCTTGTCGCCGAGGACCGGGTAGACATTCCGCCGCAGGTTGCCCTCGACGTACGCCTGCGTCGTCGGCCGGTGGACCTGCGCGGCTCGCCACTGCTCGGCGTAGTCGCGGAACGTCACCCGGCCGGCCTTCGGGTCGACGTACTGCCCGGTAATGATCGCCGCGGTCTGCTCGTCGAGCCACCGCTGCGCGTCGACCTTGCGGTCGAAGTGGCGGGCGCGCTCCCGACCGTCCGGGCCTCTGTGTCTGGCACGCCAGACGTCGCCGCGCCTACTGATCGACGCCATTGGCTGCCTTCCTCGCCGCCAGGAACTGCTGGTGCAGCTGCCCTCGCTCCCGCTTGAGCCTGCCGCGCTCGTGGACCAGAACCTCGATCTGCTCGTTGACCGCCTTGAGCTCGGCCTTCTTGGCCTGCAGCGCCAGCAGGGCGCGTTCGGCCGCCGCGGCGGTCGCGTAGTTGGTGGGCGGGCGGAGCAGTTCGCGGGGTTCCACGTCGAAGATGGCGGCCAGGGCCATCACTTCACCCACCGGGGTCGGACGGCCGGCGCTCTCGATCTTTCCGACCGTGACCTGGTGCATCGGGAACCCGTGGTTGGCCATCTGCCGCGCCAGATCCTCCTGCGTCCACCCTCGGGCCTTCCGCAACGTCTGGATGCGCTGGCCGAACCAGACCTCGGGGGCGGAAGTCAGGGTGGGCAGCGGTATGTCGACGGTCGCCTCGACGGGTGTCACGTCGTCCCCCCCAACATGTCCCACGCGAACAAACATTAACTGCCTCTGGAGTTTGTGACAAGAGCCTTCGCTGGCTAGTATATGTCTGCCACGTTCGCCGAGCCTAAACGCAAGGAGCACACGGTGGACAAGATCCTGACCATCGAGGAAGTCGCCGAACTCACGCGCGCCCCGCTGGCGACCCTCCGGTGGTGGAAGCACGTCAACCGTGGACCCCGGGCGTTCAAGCTCGGCCGAAGGATCGTCTACAAGGAAGCCGACGTCCGAGCCTGGATCGACGCCCAGTACGGCGAACAAGACCGCGCAGTCTGACCCACCTCCCGCATATCGACCACGGGAGGGAAACCGTGACCGACACCAACACCACGGTCGAGATCGAACCCATCCTCTGCACGGCCACCGGCACCTACTGCGCCGTGCTCGGCATCCCCCAACTCATCGCCGCAGGCAAGGCCAGGGTCTGCTGCCGCCACTACCTCGACGACGTCGGCGAGGACGAGTAGTGGGCGACGTCAACGGCGAGAACAGCGTCGACCTCCCGTCGATCCTCCCGCCACCGTCGGACCCGATGGCGGTCGCCCGCGAACTGCTCGACGAATGGACCACCGACGACGGTGTGCTGACCCTGCGGCATTGGCGCGGCGGCTGGATTCGCTGGCAACGTACGCACTGGGTCGAGGTCGACGACCGGGAGATCCGCTCCCTCATCTACCAGCGGGTCGAGCACGCGCTGTACCCCAAGGGCAAGGCGTTCGAGAAATGGGAGCCGACCCGCCGCAAGATCGCCGACCTGCTCGAGGCAACGGCCGCCGTCGTACACCTGCCGTCCTCGGTCGACGCCCCGTCGTGGATCGACGGCGAGGACATCCCCGGCCCGTTCGTCGCAGCGAGCAACGGGTTGCTGCAGGTGCCCACCCGAAAGCTGGCCGACCACCATCCGACGTTCTTCAACCTCGTCAGCGTGCCGTTCGCCTATGACCCCACCGTGCCGGCCCCCACCCGGTGGCTGCGGTTCCTCGACCAGCTGTGGCCCGGCGACTCGCAGTCGGTCGCCGCCCTGCAGGAGTTCTTCGGCTACGTGCTGTCCGGCTCGACCGCCCAGCACAAGATCCTGCTCATCGTCGGACCGACCCGATCTGGGAAAGGCACGCTGGCCCGGGTCTTGGCGGCCATGATCGGCCGCGCCAACGTCGCCGGCCCGACGCTGGCGTCGCTCGGGCAGAACTTTGGGCTCTCGCCGCTGCTCGGCAAGCCGCTGGCCGTCATCTCCGACGCCCGGCTCGCCGGCCATGACACGCACAGCGTCGTCGAGCGGCTGCTGACCATCTCCGGCGAGGACTTGATCACCGTCGACCGGAAGTACAGGGATCCGTGGACGGGCCGGCTGCCGACCCGGTTCCTGATCTTGTCCAACGAGCTTCCCAACTTCGGTGACATGTCGGGCACCATCGCGCACCGGATGGTGATCCTGCTCATGTCGCGTTCGTGGCTGGGCCAGGAGAACATCCGGTTGACCGACGAGCTGCTCACCGAGCTCCCGGGGATCCTGAACTGGAGCCTCGACGGTCTGGCCCGGCTGACCGAGCGGGGCGCCTTCACCGAGCCGGCGTCCTCGGTTGATGCCGTCCTCACGCTGATCGACTCGGCGTCGCCGACATCGGCGTTCGTGCGGGACCGGTGCGTGGTCGGTGCCGGGTTCGAGATCGAGGTCGACGTTCTGTACCGGGCCTGGCGGGACTGGTGCGAGGTGAACGGGCGGGACAGGCCGGGGAGTGTGCAGGCCTTCGGCCGGGCTCTGCGCTCGGTCGTCCCCGGGATGAAGATGACCCGCCCCAGAGACGGCGAGGACCGGCCGCGGCGCTACCAGGGTCTGACCCTCAAGCACCTGGCCCGTGTTGAACCCACAATGGCGCGGACCGCGGACCAACGCGGACCAACATCATCTAAAGGGCCGATGACTCCTGACGGTCCGCGATGGTCCGCGACCCAACCCAATGTGGGTTCAACGAAACCGGACACCGTCGCCCGTCCGCATCACCCAGTCGACGCCGAGCTCGACGACCTGCTCGCACATCCAGGCCTGCCGGGAACCCACCCGGCACTACAGGAAGGAGACCAGCATGCCTAGCCGGGAGGAGAACGAAGCGTTCTGGACCAAGATCCAGAACGTTATCGACTGGGCTCTTCTGCAGTTGAAAGAACAACAGGGCGAGGGAATCGCCCGAGCTGTCGCCCAGCGGCTCGATGACCGTCAGTGGCGGCTGATGACGGAAGTCGACGTCAACGCCGACGGTGAACCGGTCCTCGGCTCGTTGTGGTACAAGGTCGAAGTTCGCACCGATCAGGGCGGCTGGATAGAGCTGTGCAAGGCGCACTCGCAGGTACTCGGTGTCAGCGAGGAGAACGCCCGCGACGAGATCCACATGACGGCGCTACAGCACGGCATCGGCATCCCCGACGACCTGTCCGGGCTGGACAAGAAGAAGGACGACTGAGCCGCAGGGCCCGGCGCATGGTCGCCTGCCTCGCGCCGGGTCTTGCATACATATGCGGTCACGTGCAGTGATATGCTGGCCGTGAGGCAGGCACCTCGGAAATGGAGAGTGCCTTGCCCCTCCTGGACCAGCTGCGGCAGCGCCGCGACACCGCCCGCGAAGCCGCCGAACAGATCTTGACCCGAGCCAGCGACGAAGGTCGCGACTTGTCCACGGACGAGTTGGCCGAACACGCCCAGCACGTGATCGCGGAGCGGGAAGCCGCCGACGAGGCCGACCGCATCCGCGACGAGCAGATCGCCGAGCTCCGGGCCGGCGTCGCCCGCAACGGCCGCCCGGTCCTGAGTCGGGCCAGCCAGGATCTCGCCCGCCAGTTCCGGTCCGCGATCTACGCCAAGAACCCGGCGCCGATCGAGGTGTACGGCGACCTCGACGACGAGTGGCCGGCCGACATGCCCGAGGTGGTCCAGGGCCGCACCGGCAAGGTCCGGGTGCACACCCGAGATACCCTCAAGAGCACCGCGACGCAGGCGCTGTCCACCGACGTCTACGGCACGATCGTGCAGCATCTCGTCGAGACGTCGAGCATCATGGCGGCCGGCGCGACGGTGGTCACCACGTCCACCGGCGAGGACCTCGTGGTGCCCCGGTCCACCGGGTTCGTCTCGTCGGCGATCATCGGTGAGGGCGCGTCGATCACCGAGTCCGATCCGACGCTGTCCACGGTCACCCTCGGGTCGTACAAGTACGCGAATTACTTCGAGATCAGCCAGGAGCTGGCGAACGACACCCCGACCAACCTGCTCGACTTCCTGGCCCGGCAGGCCGCGCTGTCCCTCGGGCTCGGCGCCGCCGGGTTCGGCGACGATCTGATCAATGGCACCGGCACCACGCAGCCGCGCGGTCTGCTGCTCGACGCCGGCACCGGGGTCACCGGCCCGGCCGGCACCGGCACGTCGCTGGGCACGCAGGGAACCGCCAATCAGGGAACCGACGCGCTGTGGAACCTCGTCGGCAGTCTCGCCGAGCCGTACGCCGCCGCCCCGTCCGCCGCGTTCCTGCTCCGGAACGCGTCCGACATCGTGATCAGGAAGTTGAGAGATACGACCGGGCAGCCGGTCGCCGGCTTGGCCGAGCGGGGCCGCATCCTCGGCTACCCGTCGTATCTCGACCCGTTCATGCCGAGCATGGCCGCCAGCGCCGAGTCGATCGCGTTCGGCGACATGTCCCGCTACTTCGTCCGGATCGTCAACGGCGTGCGGTTCGAGCGGTCCGACGAGTTCCGCTTCCAAAACGACCTCGTGGCGTTCCGCTGCATCCTCAGGCTCGACGGGGCACTGATCGACACCGGCTCCGTCAAGACGTTCGTCAACACCACCTGAGCCGCGGCGATGTGGCCTTTCCGTAAGCGCCACGATCGGGCGCTCTGGCAGGTCGGCGACGCCTATCCCGGCCCGTCGACTGCGGCCGGCGTCCGCGTCACCCCGGACACCGCGATGCGGCTGTCCGCGGTGTGGGGATGCGTGCGGCTGCTCGCCGATGTCGTGTCCGAGCTGCCCGTGCACGTCTTCGCCAAGGGCACGCGCCGCGAAGTCGACCCGCCGCGGGTGCTGGTCACCCCGGCCGCCGGCACCGACCTGCCCGACTGGGTGTGGCAGCACATGGTGTCCTACCTGCTGCGCGGCAACGTCATGGGGCTCGTCGTCGACCGGGCCGGGCTCGGCCGGCCGAGCCAGATCGAGCTGGTCAACCCGGACCGGATCGCACCCGATGTCGACCAGTACGACCGCACCGTCACCTGGCGTCTCGACGGCCAGGAGATCGACCGGGACGAGCTGTGGCATAGGCGCGCCTACCCGGTGCCCGGCATGGTGCTCGGGCTCTCACCGATCGGGTACGCCGCCCAGTCGATCGGGCTCGGCCTGGCCGCCGAGCAGTTCGGGGCCAAGTTCTTCGGCGACGGCGCCACCCCGAGCGGGCTGCTCAGCACCGAGCAACGTCTCACCCGCGGCCAGGCGATGGAGCTGTCGGACATGTGGCACCTCGCCCACAAGGGCAAGCGCAAGACCGCGGTGCTCGGCGACGGGGCCAAGTTCCAGGCCATCAGCGTCGCCCCCGATGAGAGCCAGTTCCTCGACACGCTCAAGTTCAACGTCCAGCAGATCGCCCGGATCTTCGGCGTGCCACCGGAGATGATCGCCGCCGAGAGCGGCAACAGCCAGACCTACGCCAACATCGAGAGCCGGGACCTGTCGCTGCTCAAATACGCGGTGCAGCCGTGGCTGGGCCGACTCGAACGGGCCATGAACACCCTCGTCACCCGCGGCCAGTACGTGAAGTTCAACGCCGCCGGCCTGCTCCGCACCGACCTCAAGACCCGGTACGAGTCCTACGCCATCGGGCTCGACAAGGGGTTCCTCACGATCGAGGAGGTCCGAGACCTCGAGGACCGCGAACCGCTACCCGCCGGCACCGCCCGCCCGCAGTTGGAGGCAGTCGTATGACCGACCAGCTCGCCGCCAACGTCGACCTCGTCGTATGGCTGGACTACGCGACCAACACCCTGCCCACCGACCGCGCCGAGCTGGCGCTGCAGGTCGCCACCGGCTGGGTGCAGGACGCCTGCCGGCAGAGGCTCGTGCCCGTCGTCGGCGACGTGGTCACCCTCGACGTGGCGCCCGGCACGACCGAGCTGTGGCTGCCCGAGCGACCGGTCACCGCCGTGACCACGGTGTCGATCCTCGGCGTGCCGCTGACCTCACCGACCGACTGGGTTCTCGTCGAGGCGTCCAGGCTGCGCGCCAAGCGGTGGACCTACTGGCCGACTGCCGACCCCGTCGTCGTCACCTACAACCACGGGTACCCGATCGCCCCGCAGACCCTGCGCGGTGTCGTGCTCGCCGCCGCCGCCCGCATCCTCGACAACCCGGCCAGCCACGCCACCGACACCGTCGGCGGAGTCGCCTCCACCGCGGCCGGCACCGGGTACGTCGGCCGGCTCACCGCCGACGAGGAAGCCACCCTCGTCCCGTATCGGGCGTTGGAGGCGGTCGCATGATCCAACTGCGGTCCTACACCACCGGCCTGCAGGTCCGCGACGGCGGCGACGGCCGCACCCTGGTCGGCGTGGCCGCCCCGTACGGCACCCCGGTCACCATCCACGAGGGCGGCCGGACCTACGTCGAGACGTTCGTCCGCGGCGCGTTCAACGACGACACCGCCGACCCCGGCGCGATCCCGCTCACCGCCCGCCATCCGGGCTCCAACGACGTGCTGCCGATCGGGCGCACCGTGTCGCTGCGCGAGGAGCACGACGGGCTGCATGGCGAATGGCACGTGTCCGACACCGCGTTCGGCACCGAGGTCCTCACCCTCGTACGCGACGGCGCGATCACCGGCCTGTCGGTCGGGTTCATCGAGGACACCGACCGCTGGTCGTCCGACCGGCGCACCGTCCAGCGGGTACGTGCCCACCTGGACCACGTGGCCGTCGTGCGGGTGCCCGCCTACCCGGCCGCCCGCATCGCCGCCGTACGGGCCGCCCAGCCGCTCACGACGCCGCGCCTGCGCGTGGCCCGGCTACGGAGGTGGTGGTGACCATGACCTACAAGCTGCCCGAGCACACCGTCGAGAAGGGTGTGCACGACGTCGTGCTCACGTTCGCCGAGCCGCTCACCGCCGCCGATGCGACGCTGGTCCACCGCCACCTGCGAGGCAAGTACCCCGGCGCCGGCATCGCCACCACGGGCGACCGGCTGGTCACCGTGACGCCGCAACACCGGGTTCGCACAGCGAAGCGGAAGTAGGCGTGAGCACGCTGCCTCGCGCGTGCCTCGGGTGCGGGACCAAGATCCCGGCCGGCAGCCGCTGCCCGCTCTGCACCCGCAGAACCAGCACCGCCGGCCGAGGGCTGGGCGCGGCGTGGCGACGGCTGGCCCGGCAGGTCATCGAGGAGCAGCCGTGGTGCACCTGGTGCGGCGCCACCACCGACCTCACCGCCGACCACCTGGTGCCGCGCGCCCAGGGCGGACGCAACGTGCGAAGCAACGTCGTCACCGCCTGCCGCACGTGCAACAGCTCCCGCGGAGGTCGACTGAGTTCTGATCCGAGCGCGGCCCGTGACCCTCTGCCAGCCCAACTTTCTGTTACTGATCTTGGTGTCGCGTGAGGGCCGGCCCGAAGCCGGAGATCACCGCCGGGCCACTCGACCTGTCGGCGCTGCCGCGGTCGGGAGCGCGCAGAGTCGACGCGTTCGCCCGTGAATACCTCACGGTCACCCGCGGGAAGGGCGCTAAGGGTCCGTTCCGGCTCAGGGGTTGGCAGACTGCGATCCTGCGGCGACTGCTGCCCGCCTCGGGGCCACGTCCACGCCAGGCGCTGCTGTCCATGCCGCGTGGGAACGGCAAGACATCCCTCGCCGCGGTCCTCGGCGCGTACGGGCTCTACGCCGACGGCGTCGAGTCGGCCGAGGTGGTCGTCGTCGCCAGCGACGCCCGGCAGGCCGGGATCACCCTGCGGCAGATCGCGCGCATGGTGCAGCTCGAGCCGCGGCTGGCCGAGCAGACCCAGGTGTTCCAGTCGCGGCTGTACGTGCCACACACCGACTCGACGCTGGTGGTGCTGCCCGCCGAACCGGGCGCGCTGCAGGGCTGGAACCCGTCGCTCGCGATCATCGACGAGCTGCACGTCGTCACCCGCGCCGTGTGGGATGCCGTGAGCCTGGCGGCCGGCAAGCGGGACCGGTCGCTCACACTGGCGATCTCGACGCCGGGGCCGGCCCGCGAAGGCGTGATGTGGGATCTCGTCGAGCACGGCCGCCGCGGCGACGACCCGTCGTTCGTGTACGTCGAGTACGCCGCCCCCGAGGACTGCGAGGTGGACGATGAGGACGCGTGGGCGGTCGCCAACCGCGCGCTCGGAGACTTCCTCTACGTCGATGCGCTGCGCTCGACGATGAGGACGACCAGGGAGGCCGACTTCCGCCGGTTCCGGCTCGGGCAGTGGACCCAGCACGCCGACGCGTGGCTGCCGCGGGAGGCGTGGCTGGCGTGCGCTCTCGAGCGCGAGATCCCGGACGACGCCGTCGTGGTGCTCGGGTTCGACGGTTCGTACTCCGGTGACGCCACCGCGATCGTGGCGGTCGAGCTCGGCGACGTGCCCCACCTCGACGTGGTGCAGGTGTGGGAGCCGGAGCAGGGCACGCCCGGCCAGCAGGTGCCGATCGTCGACGTCGAGGACGCGCTGCGCGAGGCGTGCAAGCGGTGGCGGGTGCAGACCATCGTGGCCGACCCGTTCCGGTGGGCGCGCTCGCTGCAACTGCTCGCCGACGAGCGGCTTCCCGTGGAGGAGTTCCCGCAGTCGGCGCAGCGCATGACGCCGGCAACGCAACGGTTCGGGGAAGCCGTGCTCAACCGAGCGCTGACGCATTCCGGTGACCCGGACCTGGCCCGGCACGTCGGGAACGCCGTCGTCAAGAACGACTCGCGGGGGCACCGGATCGTGAAGGAACACAAAGACAGCACCCGGAGGATCGACCTGGCGGTGGCCGCGGTGATGGCGTTCGCGGCGGCGTCGACCGTGCACACGGGGCCGCAACTGTGGGTGTTCGACGAGGACGTCATCGAAACGGCGCCCCCCGCTGGTGTCGCCGAACCTCCTCGGCTTGCAGCCAACGGCATTGAACCCGTGGCCGGTGCCAAGTGAACACGTGGGGCACGCAGGCCTACGTAGCCCGGTGAAAACTGGTTGTCCAGGAACATCAATTCTTCGTCAAGCGGATCTCTTTCGGTCCTTCGGGGTCATTCACGCAGGCGGATTGACCGGTAGTTGGGTCGAAAAAGCAGACGAACGCCGACCCCCAGACCACAGCTAGGCCGGGCTTGAACGGTGCGTCCGTCGGGAAGAATGTGAAGTCCACGAAATGGGGCGTACCGTCACAGTCAGTACTGGAGAGACTTGCGAAACCCGTTGCAATGACGATTCTGCGACCCTGGGCCTGACGGAGTTCGGCAAAGCCCT